AACTAGCCCATCTAGATCAAATTTAGACACTGACTTGCGTTTAATCAGTAGTTTAGACAAAAGACTAGCTGATAGTATACTACTGTCTACTACTTTATACGCAACTGTTTTGAAACCTTGTTGTTTTAACCAAGCGAGTCCTTTGCTTGGATTTGCCTGAGGTATTAGAACTTTTAAAGCGACTACGTCTAGATCTTTCAGCCCTGGGTGTAAGTCTTGCCTATTTAAGATGCCGCTAGCTGCGTTTCTAGCGGCATCAAATTCTGACTTGTATCTTTTAAAGGAGCTTTCGCTAAATAAAGCTTCAGCTCTCACTACGCAGTACTCTTTTCCTATTTTAATAGGTATTTTTAAATGAGGAATGAGAAAAGATATATCTCCTCCTATTTTACCGTTACCCCTAGTATACAACTCTACAGGCTTACCGTTACGGTAAACTAGCTCTAAAGAGCTGCCATCTAGCTTGTCAGACAAAACCAGTTTTTTATTGCCTATTTTTTCTAGCCATTTATCTACTGACGTTTCATCTACTTTATCCAGACTGAAGATAGGTACAGGTAACGTTTTCTTTATTTTTCTATTCTTTATGCCGTATCCTGGAGTTAGCCCTACCCACTTCTTGTCGGCCTTTTTAATAAATTCTTCTAGCTTATCAAATTCTTTGTCAGTTAAACTACTCTTACCTGTTTTTGAGTTATAATATTCATCTTTACTTTTAAGATAAAGTTTTTTTAGACTATCTAAAGACTTGGTTAAATCCATTTTAGGTATTTTCTTTAGAAACTATGGCAGTGTCTGTAGATGTAGATGAAGATGAAGTAGAATTTATCAAACTGTCAGCAGCGTACCCGATAGTGAACGACTGCACTAAAACTTGATAGGTAGACACTGTAGTATAGTCTAAAGGAGCAAAAGCCGCAAATAGACCACTTATCATTCCTAGTGTTGCAAATACAGTAGCTTTCAAGTTTAGTATGAAAAAGTAGTTTACTACCCCTACTCCAATGTTGTCTTTGTACTCTTTTTTAAACCAGTGACTAAACATTCCTATTAGTGCAGATACTATCGCAATTATTACCAGCGTCCAAGGGCTTTGAACTTCGCCTAACAGTAGTGTTCCAAAGGTTGATGTCATAATAGTGTTTCTCTTTCTATAGTTTAAATGTTAACAAAGGGGTTCCAAGCAGGCTCCCCAGTTTTAGTACTAGGAGACTTTCTATCTAAGTCCATAGTAGGCGGTATACTAACCCAGCTCTCGTCTAATTTAACCCCTGCATACGGATCTTTTTCTACTTTCAAATTTCTCTGTATAAGACTCGCTGGATTATCTATAGTTATAAACTCACAAGCTACACCGTCTAGCAGTCTGTCTTTCAGCTCATTAGAAAAAGTTCCAAGACTATAGCATCTGAAATCATTAGAGTTGAGAAAGTCTTGCGTAGTGTCTATACCCATAGACCGTATTTGTTTAGACAAAATTTCGTCGCAAGCAACTACAAAGGATATTTTCTTGCTGTTACATAGCCTTTGAACTGTTAGCAAGTCTCTCACTACCCTAGTAACTATCTTATCCTGTAAGGCCTCTACTAAGATAGCAAGTTTGTAAACTGCGGTCATTTATTAGAACTCCTTTTATCTAGCTGGCGGCTAGCTTTTAGTATCATATCGTGCAGTTTAACACTGGCCTGGCGCTGATTAGGTACGTACTGTTTTTTACCGGTCTTGGACAAGTTAGATACTTCGCTGTCTTCCTCTTTAAATTTGCGTTTTAACAAATTAGTAGGGGACAGTTTTTGCTCGGCATCGCCAGATAGCTTTGACAATATATTAGAAAGCTCTGCGCTAGGCTGTCCAACAAGTTCTTTTAACTTTTTGAGATCTTCTGCTTCTTTAGCCCCGCGTTCAGCGTCTTGCAGCAGACTTTCGTAGTTTATGTTTCCAGCAGCACACCAAGTTCTTAAAGTTATAGGCATACCTTTTTCTTCAAGTTTCTCTAATGTATCCATTAAGGACTCTTCCCTACGCGCGGTTAGCTCTTTTTCAAACTTTATAGTAGGTATATCTAAGTCTTGATAGTTGTTTAATTGATACTGGGCGTCCGACCTTCTAGTAGTATCTACGCGCTTTCCAGGTTTATAGAAGTCATTAGACACTGCGATAGTTGGAAATATTTTATTTGTAAACACTTCGTAAACTAACTCTGACCTAGCCATATCGCATAATTCCATAAAAACGCTATAAGCAGTTTCTACGTTGCTATACTGAGCGTCTCCAGATAGTAAAGCTTCTGAGAAACCTAGAGCTCTTAGTTTATAAGGAGTTAGAATGTCAATAGTGTCTGTCCACTTCCAAAAATCTCCGCCTTGTCGTATCTCAGTTGCAGCTACGTTATTTCTAGTTCCAATTACGGCGCCTAGCGGGTCTAAATCGGCTAGCTGGAATTGATTAACAGTCTCAGCCATTTCTTCTGGCGTAAACTCATGGGTATCGTCTCCCATAGTAACGTGTAGCATGCTACGTTGACGTTTGTTGCTTTCTACAATAGTTCCTCTAAACAGCGTTTTCTCTAAGATATAAATAGGAAGCACCCTTTTGAACCAAGACGTGTAAGGTTCTCCAGGTATAGTTTTGCGAGGCACAAATAAGGTAGTTAGACCGTCAAGCTTAAAGGCACTACCTGACAACGCCTCTTTTAGCTCTCGCGGTATCTTGGCTAAGAAAGCTCTAGCTGAAGGGCTGTCGCTGTTTATGAACTTTCTTACGCTTTCGTTGTTTCTAACAACTATCTCGCTCTCTGTAGAGTAAAATGGATTACTTTGAATATTGCAGTCTGACAACTGATATACTAAAATATCCATCAAAACTTTTTCAACTTTATTGTATACCAAAGATCCTACAAAGGCTCCATCAACTAGCCTAGCTAGCTGAATCTCTGGTAGTAAAGTCTTGGTATTAATACGCGCTAAGCTCTCTTCGTATTTTTCCAATCTTGCTGGGGTAGACCCCATTAACGTAAAGTTACCAAAGGGAAACGTAGAGTATATGTCAGCAGAAGCTCCGCACACCGCATCGTAAAAGTAGATGTCACGATAATAGTATCTTAAACTATCCTCATTCTCGTTTACCATTCCTCTTAAGAGGCCTGCAGGATTTAAACCTCCTTGAACATGAACGTTAATATTAGAGTTTCCAGCACCCCCGTGACCCCCTGAGCCAAAGAAACCTCCAATTTGGTTAGCAGTTTCTCTACTATGAGAGTTAGCTGTAGACTTTGCATAACTTCTAGCTGACTGGCCCCCTAAGGCACTAGTCTGCAGTCTACCGTTTTTAAAATTTAGTCTTCTATTTGAAGCAAACATAGTTAGTTATTGTCTCTTAAAAGTTAGTCTCGAACTGGCATTACTATACTATGTGTTAAACAAGTTATTACTCTAACTCCGTTAGCAGTTGAAGGTTTCATAACAGTATTGCAAATAGGACAATAGCCTTCTTTGACGTTTTCGGTCTTAGCAGTTACGTCAGTTTTAGCTACCTGCTGCATAAGAATAGCTGGAATTTTTCTAGTTTGTTGAAAAATTGTCATGATGATTAAAAACCTGTCTGTTTTGTTAACATAAATAAAATTAACGTCTAGACACTAATACTACGTTTTTCTTGGTATTAGAAGTACTATCCGGAGTAGAGTTACTAGACAGATAAGTTGAAGGAGACTGCGGCATTATGAAAGAACCACCCATTAGCCTAGTTGTTACTACTGCTCCTACTCTACGTTTTTGATCCGCAGGAGACAAAGGCTTTAGCAATTCGGGAAGTACCTTGTCGTTGAGCGCTCTCGAAACTCCTAATACTAGCGCTCTGAATATATCATCAGTAGCGTTATTGCCTTTGATAACCGTTTTACCTCTATCCTTAACAGTCATTAGCTGATACATTAGATGAGCTGCAGGTTTACCTAAAAAACTGTGGGGGTAGTTTTCTACTTTTAATATTTCGTCAAAAGACATTTCTAACTTAGGCAACAATAGTTTTTGTTCTTGCAAATAAGACTTGGTTATAATAAAGTCATCGTATTTTACAGAGTAGCTAGTGCTTTTAAAATCAACCTTTTGAAAATCTTCTTCAGCTTTGTCTAATAGCGCAATAGAATTCCATCGGTCCGCAAATAAAAACTTTACGTTGAATGCCTCTATTAGTTTATAGAGTATTTCGGTATATATCTTAGAAAAGTGTAAAGACCCTCCGTCTTTAGGAACTATTTCTAACATGACTGGAGTTTTTAGAATAACTGATTTAGTCCCTCCAGCCAGTGGAACTTCTTCAGCAGTTATAACTATAACTGAGAACGCATTATTTGTAAAGCCTGCGTCAATAGCCATTAAGGAGTTTCTGAGTACCGCTGGCTTAGACACGTTAATAAGGCTACCTGCTATTCGCAATCTGTCTTTAATAACTTTAGACTTTTGCTCTACGGCCGCGCTGTTATTTAAAGTAAAACATCTGAAAATTTGATCTTCTTGCACGTCAATAAACTTAGAGGCGTTTAACGGAGGATTAGCTCCGTAGTCTCGTTCGGCGTTTACTGGATTCTTTCTATAAGCTTCTTCAATCTCTTCGTTGTCACGTTGATATAGAGGATTAACTTCCCAAGTAGAGAGTCTTACAGCTAACACGCGTCGACTAGTTTTATTCTCATTAACTAACTTTGTTATCATGTCAGTCTGAGAGCTAGGAGACGATATATTAATTGCAAGACCCGGAATAAAGTTGTTGTAGCCTTTACCTAGTAATGAACGTACCTCTCGTCTTACGGTTAACAAACTTCTGTCTAAAGCATCGTATACCTCAGGCGCGTCAGCTCGTTCTCTGTCTTTTCCACTGTCTTCAGTAGTAGGAAACCATCCTATCTCATCAGTGGCGGTTATCATTCGTGTCCTACCCCTTAAGCCTCTTTTAGTAGGACCTGATGGGTAGAATTCTAAATTTCTATGAGCGTATCTAAGATACAGGTCTTTTGATCTAAAGAACTCAATACCGTAATGATCGCCTCTGTCGCTGAGCATAGAATGATAATCCAAAAACCACGGGGATTCACTAATAATATTATTGATAGGCTCCCATAATAGTGCAATTGCATCTGAGGTTCTACCCCCAACAAATGTACCTGTAAGAGGAGTGCTACCTGCAATACCGTCGCAGACGCTACTTAGTTTAGGAAATTTCAAGTACTTGTGTATAACATACGAAACTACGCTAGAAGTTAGTGTAGATTTACCTGCTCTTTGGCCGATACAAAGTGCCATTTCTACGTAAAGATTCAATTCTTTTGACGAAATTAGTTCAGATTTTTCAGCCTTACACTTAGGGCACTTTCCGTAGTTGAGATACTGCAGTCTGTCTGGCATATGCCTAGGATTAAAATCTACAGGCACATTATCTATTTTAAGAAAACTCTTATCAGAACACCTGGGACAGTACTCTCCTAATAGCATAGTCAGCAACCAAAGTTGTCTAGCAAAAGGAAATTTAGCCTCGTGGCCTAAGAAGTTACTAACGTAATCAAAGTAGTTCTTAGCTTCTTTAAAATCACCTTCAGGCAACTTCATGTTTCTTGGAATACCTGTAACAGGGTCAATAGACTTTTTTACTAGTTTGACTAGGTCAAATTCACTTTCTTTATCAATAAGACTTGCAACATCTAAGTCGTCTTCTTCAAATAAGCCTTCAGCATAGTTTCTAAATTTGTCAATTGCCATGT